GAACACATGCCCTAACCTGATACGCGAACTGCAAAGTATTCCTCTGGATAAACGCAACCCAGAAGATGTAGATACACATGCGCCTGACCATGCTTATGACGCACTTAGGTATTTGATTATGTCTAGGCCACGTATAAATGATACGTTGAATCAAATGCGACAATTTCATAGGGAGAGAATCTATTCTCCGATGGACTCAACTTTTGGATATTAAAAAAACTAAAAAAAACTAAAATAAAAAGAGGAAGAAATTATGTCAACAGCTACAGGTCAAGTAAACATCCGTAAAAACATTAACGATGGGGCAATAGCCTCAGACGTTCGTCTTCTGTCAGAGCGCGTTGGCGCACAAACAGAAGTAACTACAGCTACTATTGCAGTAACTGATGACACTCACACTGACGTTTCTTTTGTGCAACCTGCCGGAACAATCATCCGTAACTTGATTGCTATCCCTGCGGGTAACATTGTAACAGGCGGTAGTAGCGGCAATGACGTAGACTTTAGTCTGGGTACGGCTGCGGGTGGTGGGCAGATTATCGCTACTGAAGCTATTCTAGATGACGGTGGTGCTGCTGTAACTTGGGCTGCTAATGCTCCTTTGTATCTTATTAAAGATTCACACGGACATGCAGCTAACCAGTTTGTAACTACCTCTGTAACCGCAGGTGTTGTAGGTGGCCCCGCTACTTCAGAAGCTATTGTAATTGCAAGCACTTTGTACTCTGCTGCTAATCGTACACTACATGCTCGTTTAACTCCTATTGGAGCTGATCTAGCTACTGCTGCAACAACTGTTAAGTACATTGTTCAGTTCCAAGCACTATAAAACTAAGTACTACGCCTGCCTGATTCTTCGGATGACGGCAGGTTTTTCTGTATAATGTAGGGAAATTACATGGCTAACGAAAAAGACGGATTATTTGGAAACGCGGGTGAGATCTACTTTGAAGCTGTTGAGGGCGAAAGTGGTCTTGACTTAACTCTTGAGGAATCCATTCGTCTTCAGTTTGTAGGTTTAGTTCAAGATCGCTTTGCACAAGCAGAGTCAGCAAGAGAATCAGATGAAGCTAGATGGCTACAAGCCTATCACAACTTCCGTGGACTCTATGGTAAGAACGTAAAGTTCCGCGAGTCAGAAAAGTCTAGAGTATTTATCAAAGTTACAAAGACTAAAGTAATTGCAGCATTTGGTCAGTTAGTAGATGTAATGTTCGGAACAGGTAAGTTCCCTATTGGTGTTAAAGAAACAAAAATACCGGAAGGTGTGTCAACATATAGACACCTAGACATGGCTCCTAACATTGAAACAAGCGAACCAGAAGCCAAAGAACCAGAAACAGCAGAAGAAAAAGCACTAGACCCCTTTGACGTAGGCTACGAAGGTGACGGAAGAGTACTGAAAGCAGGAGCAACTTTCTCAACAGGTGAAAATGCTTTTGAAGACGCAATAAAAGAAGCAGAACTTGAATTTAAAGACGGTGTACATCCAAATCCACAAGTTTTAGAAATAGCTCCTGCTAAAGATGCAGCACGTTTAATGCAGAAACTTATACACGATCAGATCGAAGAGTCTAACGGGTCTTCTGAACTACGTAATGCGCTATTTGAATCTGCTTTGTTTGGTACAGGTATTGTTAAAGGCCCGTTTAACTTCAACAAAACACTTAGTCGTTGGGAAAAAGACGAAGAGACAGGCGAAAGAACGTACAATCCGCTATCTGTTCGTGTTCCGCGCATTGAGTTTGTTTCTATTTGGGATTTCTTTCCCGATCCCAATGCTACTACTATTGAAGAGTGCGAATACACGTTTCATAGACATAAATTAAACCGATCACAGCTTAGAAACCTAGCTAAACTTCCGCATTTTAGCAAAGATCAGATTCGTGAGTGCTTAACGATGGGATCAAACTACGTTGAGAAAGACTACGAGTCTGAATTGAAAGATGATCACCGCAATGAAGACTACGGCAGTGGTTTATTTGAAGTTTTAGAATACTGGGGAGTCATGGATGCTCAATACGCAAGAGAAGCAGGCATGGACATCCCTGATGAAGTGGATGACCTAGATGAAGTACAAGTTAATGCATGGATTAGTAATGGTAAGCTGTTACGTGGCGTTGTTAATCCATTTACTCCGTACAGACTCCCATACAATGCCTTTCCTTACGAGCGTAATCCTTATTCTTTCTTCGGTATTGGCGTTGCTGAAAATATGGATGACTCTCAACAGATAATGAACGGACACGCACGTATGGCAATCGACAACCTAGCGTTGTCAGGCTCTATAGTCTTTGACGTAGACGAGTCTGCTTTAGTTGGCGGGCAGTCAATGGAAATATATCCCGGAAAAGTCTTTAGGCGACAGTCAGGAATGCAAGGTCAGTCAATACACGGCTTAAAGTTCCCTAACACTACGCAAGAAAACTTACAAATGTTTGATAAGTTCCGTCAGCTTGCAGATGAGCAGACCGGAATACCTAGTTACTCGCATGGACAGACAGGCGTACAGAGCATGACTCGTACAGCGTCAGGTATGTCGATGCTTCTAGGTGCAGCAAGTCTTAATATTAAAACAGTTGTTAAGAACGTAGATGATTTCTTGTTGAAGCCTTTAGGTAAAGCTTATTACCAGTGGAACATGCAGTTCTTTGAAGGCGAATTAGATATTGAAGGCGATTTAGAAATTAACGCAATGGGTACTAACAGCCTAATGCAAAAAGAAGTTCGTAGTCAGCGTTTGACCATGTTCTTACAAACCGCACAGAACCCCGCTATTGCACCGTTTGTTAAAATCTCTAAGATTGTTAGTGAACTTGCATACAGTTTAGACTTAGATCCTGATGAGATACTCAACGATCCTGAAGAAGCTGCAATCATGGCACAGATCATAGGAGCGCAAAATGTTGGACAAGCAAATGGCAGCGAGGTTGTCACCCCTGACGAGCAACAAGGAGCTATGGGAGGCGCTCAAGGAGCATCTCAACAACCTCAAGGACTTGGAGCTACAGGGACTGGCGGTGGCAACATTGGAACTGGAAGTGTTCCGCAAGCAGGGGAAAGTGAGTTCTCTGGTTAATTTAATGCAGCTTAAAGACCAAGTTGGCGAAGCTAAACAACGAACAGAAGGTTCTTAATTATGAATAAAATGTATAACATGGGTGGCGAAACCGCTGACGATAAGCGTTACAGAATGCAAATGCAAAAGAAGCGCGGCTCGTATGACGAAGGTGGTGGAGCTGAAATGTCTGATGTTGATAAGTTTATAAAATTAAACGCTGATTTAGACGCAGCCCAACAAAAATACAAAGGCAATTCTGAAGCTTTAGAAAACGTAGCTCGACATCGCCGTGATATTGAAAATAGTTTTAGCTCAGAAACCCGCGCCGAAGCGTTTCAAAAAATGGATGCAGATGCAGAAGCCCTTGATTCAAGTGAACGAAGAAACAAGCAACAGACTATTCAAGATTCTGGTGCGGGTCTTCTTGAAGAAGTTCGCAACCGCAGGAGCATGGGCGGTGAAATGGATGACCGTGAAGGCTACGCTTCTGGCGTTTCACTTGTTAACTATTTTATTAAGTCTAAAGAAGGCCAAAGCATTATAAAAGATCTAGTAAAAGGCGTAGATAAGCCTCTTAAAGCTGATGCTAGAGTGGCTAAAGTTCTCACAGACGACTACGATTCGGTTGATTTGCAAAGAATGGCTGAAGCTTTAGCAACAACTGTACAGGCAAATACAAAATACAGTGCTGACGGTGTAGCTTCTTTAACAACAAACAAGTCAAATATTGTAAACGAAGCAGCCAATCAAGCTAATATAGGAATCAGTGGGACTAGCCTTAAAACAATAAGCCCTCAAGCTTTAGAAACTATGCTATATTTAAACAATCAAGGAGCAGGGGGAGGCAAGTCTAAAGGGATTTTAAATACTATTGTTCAGTTTAAAAGAGCCTTAACAGAAAAACCAAGTTTAATGTCTGGGTATACTCCTGATATTTCATCAACTGGAAAAGGAAAAAAAGCAGTAGGGCAAGGAATTGTAGCAGGAACAGGAGTAGGAATTGTAGCAGGAGCAGGTGGAGTATTGCTTTTTGCAGACGAAGACAAAACTGAAAAATCAGTTGAAGCTCCAATGTCAGAAGAAATTGAAAAAGATGCAAAAACTTTAGAAGCCGAAAACTTTGATAGGGTATTCAGTAAAAAAATAAAAAATGCTGAAAAAGGACAGACTTCATATATGTATAAGCCTTTAGATCCAGACGCGCCTGAAAGAGAAATTGCACTTGAACTTGAAGCGGGAGACACTAAGCTAGTTCCAAAAAACAAAGGCGGCATGATGAAGTACGCTGAAGGCTCTATGCTTATGCCACCCGAAATGGAAATGGAAGAAGACATGCCTGAAGATACCTACGACAACATCCCAGAAGATGAGATGGATGCTGTAGAAGCTTCACAGCTTCCAGACTCAGAAATGGAAGAGGACTACACAGGCTATGTATTAGGGCAGTCTTTAGACACAGAAGAACAAGATTATTTAATGGGCGTTCTAGAAACAGACGAGCGTTTAAGTGGCATCTTTGACAAGGTTATGGATGTTGCAGGAGAATTTGCCGGAGAAGGAGCCGTAGAAGGCCCCGGAACTGGCACATCAGATTCGATACCCGCAAGGTTGTCGGATGGTGAATTTGTTTTCACCAAGAAAGCCACCGATCAAATGGGCGCGGATCAGCTACAAACTATGATGGACGATGCTGAACGTGCTTATGATGGTGGTTACATGAAGAAAGCATTCGGAGGTTTAACTAGCGAAGACGATATAAAAATGTCTTCTTATGACAGTGATGACGAAGTTAAGAAACAAATGGTCACTGCTAACCGGATGCCAAGCGTAAGATAACGATAAAGCCACTTTATTAATTTAAACCCTTTATCACAAAATATAATCCAGAGGCCACCTTGAAGTATCAAGACCCTATATTACAAACGCGAGTAATATAGCCACCTTGAAAGACTAGCAAGCCCCAAAAGGAGAGTGACAAGATGAGTAATGTAACAGAACAACTTGATGAACCCGAAGCCAATCCATACAATTCTCGAAAGGCGTGGCACACAGAAGACGCCCCCAGTCGAGGATCAGCAGATGGGCTATACCAAGAAGAGACACCTAAGAAGGCTACCCGCAAAGCGGCCCCTGAAGAGGAAGCTCAGACAGGTACTACAAATTATAAGAAACGATACGATGATCTAAAGAAACATTACGATCAGAAAATTGCAGACTTTAAGCAGAAAGAACTACAACTTACAGCAGCGGCAACAGAAACGCAACCTGCGTATGCCCCGCCTAAGTCAGCCGAAGATCTTGAAAACTTTCGTGAGCAATATCCTGATCTATATGAAACCGTAGAAACTGTTGCACACTTACAAAGTGAACAACAAATGCAAGCTTTAAAAACTAAAATGTCTGTTCTTGAAGAACGAGAATTAAACATACAGCGAAAAGAAGCTGAATCTACACTACGCTCACGGCATCCTGATTTTGAGGATATACGAGGCGATGATAAGTTCCACGAATGGGCTAAAGAACAACCTGAAGTAATTCAAGGTTGGATCTATGAAAACCCAGACAATGTTAATTTAGCAGTCAAAGCTATTGATCTTTATAAAATGGAGAACGGCATCAAGACAAGTAAGAAGCAAAAACCGTCTAAGTCACAATCTTCCAACTCTTCAGCAGCAGATATGGTATCTACAAGAACTACTCGCGTAGATTCTAAGCAGCCAAAGATTTGGACACAACGGGAAATTGCAGCTTTGTCTATACAACAATATGATAAGTTTGAACAAGAAATTGATTTAGCTATCATGGAAGGCAGAGTGCAGTAACTACTTATTGTCTTTTTTAGGAGTAACACAACATGGCTTTTAACCAATCGGACGCTCTATTTGAGCAAGGCACAGACACTAACGGTAACTTCGGTAACTCAGTAGCTGGCCAAACTAACAGTTTCTTTCTTCCTTCGATTTACTCGAAGAAAGTTCTTAACTTCTTTCGCAAAGCTTCTGTAGCTGAAGCAATTACCAACACTGATTACAGTGGTGAGATTTCGTCTTTTGGTGATTCTGTAAAGGTTATCAAAGAACCAGTAATTACTGTTTATCAGTATGAGCGTGGTGCAGACGTAACTCAAACTAAGCTAACTGACCAAGAAATTACTTTGGTTGTTGACGTAGCCAACGCATTTAAATTCATCGTTGATGATATTGAAACTGCAATGTCTCACGTTAACTTTAAAGAAGTTGCTGCTTCTTCTGCTGCTTACGCATTGAAAGATGCTTTTGACGCAGGTGTAATTGCGAAGATGATCGCGGGCGTTTCAGCTTCAAGCCCTAACCACATCCTTGGTAGCGACAGTGCTACTGACCTAGCCGCCGGAACTTTTGACGGTACTGGTAACTTGGATATTGGTTTTGGAACTAATGAGCATGATCCTCTTGATCTTATGGCGTACATGGCCCGTCTTCTTGACGAGCAAAGCATTCCAGAAGAAGGTCGTTGGTTCTTGGCTCCACCTAGCTTTTACGAGCAGTTGTCTCAGTCTAGCTCTAAGCTAATGTCTGTAGACTTCAACGCAGGCCAAGGCTCTATCCGTAACGGTCTAGTATCATCTGGCAAGCTACGCGGCTTTGACATGTACAAGTCTAACAACATTGCTACTCCAAGCAATGCTGCGGGTCAAGTACTGTCTGGTCACATTAGCTCCACTGCAACTGCACAGACTATCACAAGCACTGAGGTCATCCGTGATCCAGATAGCTTCGGTGACATCTGTCGTGGTCTGCACGTATATGGTGCTAAAGTATTACGTCCTGAAGCAATGGTTTCAGCGTTCTACGGTATCGACTAAGTAAGTAACTAGAGATGGGGGTGTAAAAGCCCCCTGATCTTTATAAGAGGTATTTATGCCACTAGTAGGAAGCGACAACAAGCCTGTAATGATTAAAGGAAACAGCAAGAAAAGAATCCTTGGAGACACAGGTAACTGGTACAAGCCAGAGAATAAAAAAAAATACGAAGATAACTGGGACGCTATTTTCGGAAAGAAAGAAACTGAAACTAAATCAAAGGCGCAATAATTTATGGCAACAACCTACCTTGAATTAACTAATGAGCTTCTACGAGAACTCAATGAAGTTGCCCTTACATCAACAACTTTCGCAGGCGCGTTAGGTGTTCAACAACATGTCAAAGACTCAGTAAACCGCGCTTACTTTGATATTATAACTGAAGAACCACAATGGCCTTTTCTAGCTTCGGCAGAAAGTGGTGAGACAGATCCCATGTACGGCAACGTATATGTTGAGACTGTTGCAGGCACAAGATTTTATGAACTAAAACCCGCTAGTTCAAACATTACAACGGATTTTAGTTCAATAGACTGGGACAACTTCTACATGACCACCGTAGGTGTCTCAGGTGAAGTAGCTCCTTATGTAGCTAGAAACTTACGCTTTATGACTATAGAAGCTTGGAAAGACTTTCGCAGAATTTCGGAGAACTTAGATGATGCAGACTCTCAACAATTTGGTGTACCTAACGCTGTTATACGTAGCCCTGACTCTCGCAAATTTGGACTCAGTCCCATTCCTGACAAGGTCTACCGCGTCTGGTTCTACGCTTGGGATCTTCCTTCAAGACTCTCTGGACACGGAGACACTATAGTTTTTCCAGATTTGTATACGGGCGTTCTACAAGCTAGAGCTAGGTACTACATCTGGCAGTTTAAAGATAACCCGCAAGCAGCAGCTTTTGCACTAGAAGATTATAGAAAAGGTTTACGTAGCATGCGCTCTAATCTTATTGAGCCAGTACCTGCGGATATTAAAGATGACCGGATGAGGTTCGTTTAATGGCTGCTTCACAACCCTTTGGTATTTCATGCAGAGGTGGTTTAAATACTAACCTTAATCAACTTGAAATGCTCGCACAGCCCGGAGTTGCTACAGAGTTATTAAACTTTGAAGTTAATCCAGATGGCGGGTACAGACGTATAAACGGTTACTCAGCTTTTGGTGATACTCGACCTAACGGTGGTAATCGTATTCTTGGTGTGCAAGTATATGCAGACGGAGTAATTATTTGTAGTGGCGTTGGAATTTTCTTTAGTCAAGATGGCGAAACTACTTGGTTACAGATTAACAAAGCAAGCGTTGCAAGTGGAGGAGATAACTTCTCAACTTTTTCAGGCCGCAGTGCAGACGATAGAACTGCACAAGCTCAAACATCTTTTGCAGTATTTGAAGGAAACACCGATTACGGCTCAGTTGTTATTACTGACGGAGTTAATAAGCCTTTTCTTTTTAAAATGACAGGAACAGGAACTTTAGCTAACCGTACATTTTTTGCAGAAGAAGTAACTGTTAGCGGAACAACAGCACCGACCACATGCGCTATACACAATAATCACTTAGTTGTAGCAGGCGCACCAACCGCAAAGAACACAATCTTTTATAGCTCAACACTTGATCCATCTAGTTTTTCTGGTTCAGGTGCAGGCAGCATCTTATTGCCAGACCAAGTAGTAGGCATCAAAAGCTTTCGTGATGACTTAATTATCTTTTGTCGCAATAGCATACACAAGCTTATCAACATTACTAGTTCTTCTAACATTGCAATTGTTCCAGTTACTAAAAACGTAGGTTGCTTGAGTTCACATAGCATCCAAGAGATTGGCGGTGACTTGGTGTTTCTTTCACCGGATGGCATACGTTCAGTAGCAGGTACAGCACGTATTGGTGACGTTGAATTAGGATCAGTAAGTCGGCAAATACAGTCTGTAATATCTACACTTGCAAAGTCTGTAAATACTTTTACGCTTGCTAGTACAGTACTCCGAAGCAAATCACAATACAGATTATTTTTTAGTCAGGTTGGTGGTGCTTCGTCTATTGCGCTTGGAATTATAGGAACATTAACACCTAACGGTTTTGAATGGTCTGAAACAAAAGGAATACAAGCAACAGGTCTAACATCGGGCTTTAACAAAGATGGCGTGGAAAAAACATTTCACGGAGATAGCAAAGGCTATGTTTATAACCATGACTCAGGCAATGCATTTTCTGATGATGGAACAGCTTTTAATATTTCAGCAAAATATAGCACACCCAATTATGATTTTGGAGACATTGGAACTCGAAAGACTTTGTACTACGTTAAAATATCTGTGTCTCCTGAAGGCCAGATACTTCCGTTTCTAAGACTTCGATATGATTACGAAGACTTAGACATTCCTCAACCTGCACCATATCCCGTAGTAGGAATTCCAATTCCTTCTTCTTTTGGAAACGTAGCGTTTGCAGCATCAACATTTGGCGGCAGTAAAGATCCAATGTTTAGACAAGCAGTAGAAGGAAGTGGACACGTAACAAACTTTAGAATTACCAGTGATGACCAAAACGCACCCTATGCAATTAACGGCTTGTACGTTGATTACGTCCCATCAGGCAGGAGATAACCAGACATGGCAGGATCAAGTTATACTAGACAAAGCACACTTACAGATGGCGATACAATCACCGCTGCACTTTTTAATGACGAATACAATAAACTTGTATCTGCGTTTGCATACACTTCTACTGGAACTACCGGACACCAACATGACGGTGGAGCAGGAGAAGGTGGTAACATTGAAATTATTGGCGATCAAGATTTCTTAAACAAGCTTGTAGTCGATACCACTAACAACCGTTGGGGATTTTTTGTACAGGTAAGCAGTGCAGCAGTAGAACAGATTCGCATCCAAGACGGTGCAATTGTTCCTGTAACTGATTCAGACATTGACTTAGGTACTAGCTCTTTAGAGTTTAAGGACGGCTTCTTTGACGGAACTATCCATGTAGATACACTAGACGTAGATGCTAACGCAACCATTGCAGGCACTCTAGGCGTAACAGGCAACACAACTGTTGGCGGCACACTAGGTATAACAGGCAACACAACTATCGGTGGAACTCTTGTAGTCACTGGTACTACAACACTTAATGGCGGTACGCTTACTCTAGGTGACGCAGCAAGTGATAATGTTGTATTCGGTGCAGATGTAAATAGTAATATTATCCCTAACACTGACAGTGCATTTGATCTTGGAAGCTCTGGACAAGAGTGGCGTGATCTTTACTTAGACGGTACAGCACACATAGATACACTAGATGTAGATGTGAACGCAACCATTGCAGGTACACTTGGTGTTACGGGTGTGTTGACTGCTTCTTCTTTAGACATTTCTGGAGATATAGACGTAGAGGGCACAACAAACCTTGATGTTGTTGATATTGATGGTGCTGTTGACATGGCTACAACGCTTGCAGTTGCGGGCAACGTAGATTTTAATGGCGATTTAGATGTAGACGGCACTACTAACTTAGATGTTGTTGACATTGATGGTGCTGTAAACATGGCGACCACTGCACTCGTTACAGGCGTATTAACCACAACCGCTGCTACTGTGTTTAATGGTGGCTTTGCTTCTAATGCTGATTCTACTCTTGGCACTGATAAAAAAGTCCAGTTCAGAGACTCAGCAATCTACATTAACTCTAGTGCTGATGGACAACTAGACATAGTAGCTGACACAGAAATTCAAATAGCTGCAACTACAATTGATATTAACGGAGCTATCAATGCAAGCGGTGAGATAATCGCTGCATCTCTAGACATCTCAGGTAACGTAGATATTGACGGAACTACTAACCTTGACGTTGTGGATATTGACGGTGCGGTTGATATGGCTTCTACGCTGACTGTTGCAGGTGTTCTAACAGGAGCTTCTTTAGACATCTCTGGCGATATAGATATTGACGGAACTACCAACCTTGACGTTGTGGATATTGATGGCGCAGTTGACATGGCTTCTACACTGACTGTTGCAGGAGTCCTAACAGGTGCTTCCTTAGACATTTCAGGCGATATAGATATTGACGGCACGACTAACCTAGACGTTTTAGATGTTGACGGTGCATCTAACTTTGCAGCAGATGTCACCTTTGCTACGGGTGCAGACATCATCACGGCTTCAGCAGGAACAAGTAACTTCCGCGCAGGCGTAAACGCAGGTAACAGCATTGCAAGCGGTGGTAATTATAATGTGGTCGTGGGCGATGAAGCAGGTACTGCGATTACTACTGGTGATTTTAATGTTGCGGTTGGTACTTTCACTTTAGAGGCAGATACTTTAGGCGCTCGCTCTACTGCTATTGGATATGGTAGTTTGAGGACACAAAATTTCACATCTGCTACCGATGCCTACAACACAGCAGTGGGTTTTGCCGCAGGAGCCGCAGTAACCGCAGGCGTTCAAAACACCCTCATCGGTGGTCTTGCAGGTGATGTCCTGACTACTGGCTCTTCTAATGTAGCATTAGGGCAATCTGCATTAGGGTCGGATGTAGCAGGAGCCAGAACTACTGCCATAGGTTATCAAGCCTTAACTTCTCAAAGTTTTTCTTCAGGAACTTATAGCTACAATACAGCATTAGGCTATAACGCAGGAGCCGCAGTAACCACAGGCAAAGAAAACACCCTAATTGGTGCTCAAGCGGGTGATTCGATTACAACTGGCTCTTCTAATGTTGCAGTAGGACAAGGCTCTTTAGACGCGAACACCACCGCTAATAACAATACCGCAATTGGACATGACTCTATGAAGTCTAATACAACTGGTGCAGAAAATACGGCAGTGGGCAAAGGTGCTTTAAATGGGAACACTACAGCTTCAAACAACACAGCAGTGGGCAGAAGTGCTTTATTAGCAAACACCACGGGCACAAGAAACAACGCAGTAGGAGCCTTAGCTTTAGACGCAAACACTACAGGTAATTACAACAATTCTTTTGGCTACGCTTCGTTAAGCCAAAACACCACAGGGTCTAATAACCTCGCACTAGGAGATGCCGCTTTAAATGCTAATACAACAGGCACATACAACGTAGCCGTTGGTGATCAAGCAGGTCTATCAGTAACCACAGGCGTTCAAAACACCATCGTGGGCGCACTAGCCGGTGACGCTTTAACGGATGCTGATTTTAATGTAGCTGTCGGTCAACGCGCTCTTTCAGCAGACACTTTAGGCAGTAGGTCTGTTGCTATAGGTTATCTATCTTTACTTTCACAAAACTTTACTTCGGCAACCAATGCATATAATACAGCCGTAGGTTCTCAGGCAGGAATGTTAGTCACCACAGGCGTTCGTCAAACTTTAATTGGCGCACTAGCCGGTGACGCTCTAACAACTGGAGATAACAACACCGCAATCGGCTACAACTCTTTAAGCACAATGACTGTGGGTGACAGGAACGTAGCAGTTGGTGTAGGCACGTTAGCCACTGCAAATGTAACCTCAAACGCTGATACCTACAACACCGCAGTGGGTTTTGATGCAGGTAATGATATAACCACAGGCGTTCAAAATACCCTCATTGGTGGTCTTGCAGGTGACGCGCTTACTGATGCTGACGCAAACGTAGCTATTGGTAAAGGAGCATTAACTACAGATACTCTTGGAAGCTCAAGTGTTGCAATAGGAAATAATGCTTTAACAAATCAAAACTTTACGTCTGCTACAGATACTTACAACGTAGCTATTGGTAAAAACGCAGGTCTATCAGTACAGACGGGCACTGAAAACACCCTTATCGGTGGTCTTGCAGGTGACGCGCTTACAGTCGGAAATAGCAATGTTGCAGTAGGCACCCATGCTCTTAGTGCTGATACCAAAGGCGACAGAAACGTGGCTATTGGGCGAGCCGCTTTACAAGTACAAAACTTTACTTCGACTACTGACGCATACAACGTAGCCGTAGGATATGGCGCAGGTGAGTTAGTAAGTACAGGCACTCAGAACACTCTCATTGGTGGTCTTGCAGGTGATGCTTTACTTACTGGAACAGATAATGTAGTGCTTGGATTTGGTTCTTTAGGCTCAGATACACAAGGTAAGAAATCAACTGCTCTTGGTAGAGGTACTTTAGTTGCACAAAACTTTACTTCGTCTACAGATACTTTTAATACAGGAGTTGGTTATTTTGCAGGTAATGCAGTCTCAACGGGCAGATTCAACACATTTGTAGGCGCTCTTTCAGGGGACTCTACTAATGATGGTGCTTACAATACTTCTCTAGGCTATAGCTCTTTATCTGCAAACTGTGGGGATAAAAACACTTCAATAGGTGCTCAAGTTTTAGAAAAATGTACAGGAGAAGGAAACACCTGCATGGGGTATGCGGCAGGTTTTGAAGTGACAGGTGGCAACAACAACATGTTTCTGGGTGAGGATTCAGGACGCGCAGGCAGTCCCGGAGGTGCAATTACTACAGGCAGTAACGCAATTGTTTTAGGCGATGAAAACATTGGTGACGCTCATATCCAAGTAGATTGGACAGTGGCTTCAGATGCGCGTGACAAGACAGACTTCACAGCCTTAGACCTTGGCTTAGACTTTGTTAAGGCTCTAGCACCTGTAACCTACAAGTGGGACAAGCGTAGCAAGTATGGCGACAAGAATGCTGATGATTATGACATCAATGATTACACTCCAGACGGCACTCACAAAGAAGATTGGTTGGACATTGGTTTTAAAGCTCAAGAAGTAGAAGCACTAGAAATAGCGGCAGGATACAACAAGAGCAATAAGACTAACTTAGTTTCTAATCACACAGGTGATGGCAAGCAGATGGGTCTTCAGTACAGTAAGTTTGTACCAATCCTAGTAAAAGCTATGCAAGAACAAAACGCTTTAATTGAAGCACTCACCGCACGAATCACAACTCTAGAAGGATAATAATCATGGCAAGAACAACAGAAGAACTAGCACAAGACTACTCAGCAATGGGCGACAGCGTATCTTTAATCACAGACGTTATCGCAGGCAACTGCATGGCTGACGATGATGCCGCAGACCGCCAAGGCTGTGTAGATCGTAACACTCAGCACCTTGAGTTGATGGTAGCCAAGGACGATTGGGGCAGTGAGAGCATGACTGCAACTAACGCAGCTATTACAGCAGGCAACGGCTACACCGCAAGCTAATGTTAAAACAAAAACTACTTTTTTTAATTATAATTTTACCGTTTGTTGTAGCAATAGTATATTCGTTTATACAAACTTCTGGAGTATAGAAAACAATGGAATATTTATTAGACCTTTACGTGCTTGCAACCTCATTAGTATCTATTGCTAGTGTTGTTTGTAATTACACAGAAACTCCTAAAGACGATGAGCTTGTTGCTAAAGCTTATAAGATTTTAGAGCAGTTTGCATTCTTGAATAACAAAGCTAAACAATAGCAGAAGGGTGTAACTATGGCTGTACAAGAATCAGTAAAAGAAACAGTAGATATAGTAGCCGCTTCAACGGGGCTAATGTCTTTAGTAGCGTGGCTGCCCCCAACAGCATCTTTGTTTACAATTGTATGGTTAGGGATTCGTATTTTTGAAACAGAAACAATTCAAAAACTTTTAAACAATTGTAGGAGTAAATAATATGGGTGCATCAGGGTATGGAAATAACTTTGGAGGAGGCTATAAAACGCCCGAACAAAAAGCAGCAGAAGAAAAAAGTAAACAAAAAGCTAAAGAAATAGCAGCAATTAATCGAAAAAAAGAAGCAGAAAAAAGAACTGAAGATATGGCTGCTGCTCAACTTCGTGCTTCTGTTGACGCAGATTCAAATGCAGCAGCAGGAACTATAGGAGGAACAGGAGCGCCCGTTGCAGACGCTTCAGGCGCTCCAACATCTATTATACAAGAACGTCCTGTTGCGGCAACAGTACCAGACGCTACAAAAGGTGTAGTAGGCGCTGATGTAGCTAGTGGAATAAGTACAGATATTAAGCAACTAGATGACAATTATACAAAAGCTACAACTGATGGTGTTACAGCCCCTGCTGATATTAAAACTACAGAAACCGCAGCAGCCACAGGCACTGCCGGAAAAGCAACTACTACTACGTTTACAGCAGACAGAGCAGGCGACTTAGCAGCCACACAAGTAGCACAAGGACAAGTAAGCCCAGAAGCTATTGCTTCAGCAGAAGGCGCAACAATGACTGCTCCTGCCGAAGCTGCTGAACGAAATGTGGCGGCTGAGTCTGCGGCTTTGTCAGAAAAAGTAGGCTTCGATGTTTCTACAAAAGCCTATGTAGACAAAGTAACCGGAGAAAAAGTTAACGTATCTTCAACTCCCGAAGCTGAAGCCGCAACACGTAACGCTATTACAGACGATACACTTACTACAGGCCAAGCAGCTAAGATTATAGGCACAGTAGGCTTTGAAGCTTCTCAACGTAGAGCCATAACAGGCGAAGCCGCCAAAGGCGCAGCAGCTTCTATGATTGCAGAAGTAGGTGGCTTGCCGCCCGAAATCTCAGCAGCTATTGTTGAAGATCCTGCAACAGTATTAGCAGCAATAGACAATGAGCCTGTTGAAGTTAGAGCAGCTATTGCAGCACTACCTACAGAAGCTTTAGTATCTTCACAGATGGAAAGCCTGCTAGGCGGCATGGAAGACGGTAAAACTCCTGCGTGGGCAAGACCTGCTGTTGATGCTGTTAACGCAATGATGGCGCAACGAGGACTCAGCACATCAACTGTAGGCCGCGATGCTTTGTTTAATGCTGTTATTCAAAGTGCTATGCCAATGGCTCAGAGCAATGCTCAAGCTTTACAGCAACGATCAGCACAGAATCTCAGCAACGAGCAACAAGCCAACATGTCTGCGGCCACGTTAGACGCACAAAGACGCATGGCTAATCTGTCTAATCAGCAAACTGCTAACTCGCAGACTGCTCAGATGGCTCAACAGATGTCTACAATGCAGAGTCAGTTTAGACAAGACGCTGTTATGACTACTGCACAAATGCAGCAACAGTCTAGACAACAGAATTTAGCAAACCAACAACAAGCTGCAATGCTAAATGCTCAGAACCAACAATCT